CAACTAACGCAATGTTACGTTCATCTGAACCAACAACTTTCCATACAAAATCATCTGCAGTAGCAATAATTTTTTCAGGGAATAACGATAAGGTTGTATCCAAATTTTTCATTCCTGAATTTTGCAACAATACAGTTGTCAAAGGGGAAATCAATTGTGGTTGAGAACCAAACAATTGAGAGATGTGATTTTTTAAAGTAAGCCCAGACCAAGCTTGTGATTTGGTCATGATAAATTTACCTGCACTCATATTTATTTATTTGTTTTTTATAGTTACTTGTTAATTGCAGATATTTAACGTAACTTTTAAATATCCGTTGTATTATATGTTTAGTACATGACCTGAGAAATTACTATATGTATTTTCATCTTGTGCCCACAATGGTGTACCGTTATCTTTTAATTTTGTTTTACGTGCAATTTGTTCTAAATCTTTTACAGCACTTGATTTAGCGTTTGTTGAAATTTTACTTAAATCTTTAAAACCATTTGTAAGTTCATAAAAGTGATACATTCTAATTTCAAATTCTAATGGGTTTTCTCTTCGTTCCCTCATAAATTTATTTTCAAATGTTCCATCTGGAGATTTACCAACAATATCATTAATTGATTTATAAACTTTATCTTGTAATGATTTATTAGGTTTTAATCCTGATATTAAGTCTTTAGATTCATAGATGGTTTTTTTCATTTGTTCATCTAATTTCGCTTGTTCAATTTTTTCAGTTTCTAATCTTTCTTTATAAGAATTAGTTTCTTTTTCAATTAAACGATTTTTAAATTCTTTAAGACTTGGTAATGATTCTTCAGCTTCTTCTAAAATAGCATCTTCCCCTAAATCAATTAAACGATTCATCATTCTAGTGATTTTTTTTTCATCTAGACCTTGATTAATATAATCGTCATAAATTATACGTTTAGCTAAATCAATATCATTTTTTAATAAATCAATATTTAGGGAATTTAAATCAGCAATTTCTTTTTTAGCATATCCAATTTTTTCTAAATCTAAATTTGCTAAATAATTATTAACTCTTAATTCAGTCTGAGTGTCAAGTTCTTTATTAAAAACTTTTGCAAAATCATCAGCAGATTTAATTTCTTTTAAATCGATGTCTAGAGAAGGTAGTAAACCTTGTTCGTGAACAAAGGCAGCTAAAGAAGAATATAAGTTGGAAGAAGACTCGCTGCCTTCACCACCTTCATCTTCAACATCTTCCTCGTTTACTTCCTCTGAACTCTCGTCCTCAACGTGGTTATTATTTTCTAATGTAGTATCTTCTACATCTGTAGTATTATCATTTTCTTCTTCATCGGTATTGTTATCTTCAGGAATTGCAAAATTAAAATTTAATTCTTGATTTCCTTCAAATAAACCCATACCTAATTCATTATCGTCTTCCATTCGATTATTTATTATTGTTATGTTTTATTCTAAGTTTGCAAAGATAAGCTATTGTATGACAAAATCCAACTAAAAATCATAAAATTCTTAGTTGATTAAATTTCGTCCATAGCGTTTATGCGGTTGTTTTTTTCTTAATTCTAGAAATTTGATTAGATTCTTTTTTCAATTCTACATTATCAACATGTTTAGACATATCATTATCTAATGCTTTTAATTTAAGATTATAATCAGCTCTAGCTTTATTTATATCAAATTGAAATTTTTCTTGTTCTAAAGGATCTCCAATACCATCATCAATTACACCATCTTTGTCATTATCATTTCCTAGTTCTGCAATGTAACGTTTAGTTTCATTATCTCTTTGATTTTTTAAATCTTCAAGTTGAAGTTTTTTATTTTCTAACTCCATAGTTGCAGCATTAGCTTCTTGTTGAGTTTTATTAGCTTCTTGTGCTTGTTGAGATTGATTTTGTTGCATTTGTTCTTCAGCAAGTTCTAATTTACGTCTCATGTCCATTAATGATGGACTAAAGTAAATATCCATAATTGTAGTCATTGAACCACCGTTTTGAATAAATGCTTGAGAATATTGTTTAATAGCTTGTTCAAGTTCAATTATTTTAGGAGTATTAGATACTAGTAAACCATAATCAGATTCAGCAAAAGTTTCACCTTCCATATTAAGAATTTCAATAGTTTGATCATCTAATATATATTGTACTTTTTTATTCTCAACATCTTTTAATGCAATTTTAGCTGTTTCTAAAAACGCTTCTAATACTCTAATCTTAACGGCTTCGTGTTGCATATACCAATATTCAGTAATATGACTTGATTGATTTACAGAACGTTCAACACCACCAACAGTTTCTCTATTAGAAATTTGACCTTCACGTTGTCTTGATACACCACATAATTCACCCATTTCCATTTTAATGAATTCAAGTAATTGAATGTGTTGTTGTATATAAGCACCTGTTTCCATATCAATAGCTCTACCACCTACAGTATTCATATTACCTGCAAGTTTACCTGTAGATTGACCGTGTTGACCTTCTTTGAATGAATCTACTACAGCAATCTTATTTACTACTGCAAAGTGCATCCATTTTTCAATTTCCCAATTAGCTGGTACTTTAGCTAAATCAAGTTCTAATATTTTACCATAGTTTGTAGATATAGCTTTATTTAATCTATCAAACATTACATCATACATGTACTGAAAGTTTTTAGCTCTATCTACTAAAGAAATAGCTTTACCTTGATTCGTATTGTATATTTGACCAATTATACCTAAATGACCTTTAGAAGGATTATTGGCTTTTATGTACTGAACTTGTAAAGGTCGCATTTTAAGATAAATATCTTTACCTAATTTAACACCTTCCCAACCTTCAGATACCCAAAAGTCAGTAGATTCTTCACCTAAATTTTTATCTACTTTATATTCTTCAGATTCAAATCTAAATTGTTCATCACCATATTCATCATAAAATTTAATCTTTTTAATTTTACGTAATGATTTCCATCTAACTTTTAATTCTCTAATATTACCATTTTCATCAGTATAATTATTATTAAAATGATGACCATTTAATTCAGCCATTTGTGATATACTTTCAAATAAACCTGCGGAATCGGTTCTATCTCTAAATAATGTATGATTGTCATAATCTTCAGAATATGTACCTTTACCAGATCTTGTAGAATATTCTAATAAATAATCAATTTCTTCAGGTTTAAGTTCATCATAATATTCATCCACTAATTGATTAGGTGATTTATGATCTTCCATTATAATTATATCAGCATCTTCAAATCTATTAGAATTACCTGTTCTAATAGCATGTATTTTTAATGGGTTTAATTTATCAAAAGTAGGTTCACCATGAGATATATCAATTAGATATATTTCTTCTGCTACAAGTAATGCATCTTTAAATCCATCTGTAAATTTTTCAGAAAACTTTAATTCTTGCCAATAATGTCTAAGAATTTGATTAGCCATCTTTTCACGAAGGTCTTGCCAAGTATATTTCATATACTTACCTAAGTCATCCATTTTTTGTTTTAATTCATCTTCTTGATAATTTTCTTCTAACATTTTACTAAGTTTTTCAAATAAGAATTTTTTCTTATCATCTTCTTTTTTAGTAATTGCATCGGGATTAGTTACAATAACAGACCAATCAAATCTACGTTTAATTTCTTCACCTACTAATAAATCAATTTTAGGAACAATAATTGGAATGTGAGGTATTTGTTGTGGTACATAACTAGCTTCTAAATGATGAGGATTAACAACTTCTGTTAAATCTTGCATATCTAAAATACCATTATAAAGATTATAATTAATAATTTTATTTTTAAATGTACGTCTTACACCATCATCATGATAAAATGAATATTTATCTGAAAAATTGATATTATCTTTTCTCCAATCTTTATCTTTTTTATTATATGGTAATCGTTGTCTTGGTTGTTGTATTCTTAAATTACGTCCTTCCATTTATTTAAATTTATTTAACTTTACAATATACGACATTTTAACTTTAATTCAAAATTATTTATCATATATTAGTAGTGTATTTGTTTTCCGTTCATAGCGTTTGGTTTATTAAAATTCTTATTAAAAAAATTATCATTTGCTAAAGTATCAATCTGTTTATCTTTATTAGCTATTGCAGATTGTGTTCGTTTGTATCGATCTTCTCGAAGTATAAATAACATACCTGCTGCAGATACTCTATCAAAGTTACCATCTGAATTCCATTTAATACATTCTTCAATATATGCTAAACCTCTTAATGTATGTAGTTTTAATTTACCAGGATTTTCTTCATCTTCTAAAGAAGTATTCATCCAATCAGCTTGTAATTTTCTACCCCATTTATTTACTTCAAGATTTGCCATTGTTCCTTTAGAAGTATTACCATATCCCATATCCTTAGTCATTTGCATATCTTTAAGAATTTGAGGTGTGTCACATAATCTAAACAAAGCATTCTTTTTATCAAAGTAACTAAATAAACCTTTTAAGTTTTTTTCATAATTAGCTACTGCATTATAGAATTCTAATAGTCTTAATGATATTTCATAAGCTTCTTCAGCTAACCTAGGTCTTCCTGAAAACTCTGCTACAATTCTATCTGTAAATAAATCCATTACTTGAATTGAAAATAATGAAGTTCCTGAATCAGCATCAATAGGGTCAATTCCAGCTATATATCTACCGTGGGTTATTTCACCATTTGCATTTTCTGAAGGCATTTCAAATATTTCTAAACACCCTTCACGATTAGCATTATCTTTATCATAACTTCGTAATGGAAATTTATCATTATTTAATCTCCATTTAAGTTTACCATCACTAGTTCTAACTAATTCTCCAACATAATGTTCGGCTAAGAAAGATTCTTTTCTAACCATTATAGATTCTAAATAATCCTTAAGATCTGATACTGGAAATACAGTTCCCTCAGTACGCATGATTGCATCTTGTGGAGTAATACATTCCTCAGCTTTTTTTTGAGTAATTGCAGATGGATCTGTAGAACTATATTTAACTAAATGTCTATCTAATAATATTTCAATTAAAGCTTTAATAACGTCAGGTTCACCTATTTGTTCATTGTAACAATTTTTACGATTCATATATGCTCCCCAAAAGAATCCACATAATGTATCACCATTTGCATTTTTATCAAATACATTTGGAATACCATAAACATTATATGCTCCAGGACTATAGAATAGTTTTTCAGAACCTTCAAAAGAACCACCTTCAACTCCCCCTGTACCCATTGCAATCATAAACCCAAATGTGGTATTACCATCTTCAACAGCTTTTCTATTAACGTTCCAAGCTTTTTCTAAGTTATTAAAAAGACCATCTTCTTCATAATGAATTAAAGGTCCACGAATACCCCTAGCTTTATCAGGATTATCTTTTAATGATATACCATGTACAGAAGCTAAATTACCTTTACGTACACCATATTCATCTTTAAATCCTAATTGTATTTCCAATGTACTACCTGCTCTATCTACAACTCTCATTCTTTCGAGAGGAGTTGTTTCTGCAATCCAGTCTAAACAATCTACAATCTTACCCCAGATACCCTTATCTCCAGATAAGAAACCTTTGTCAGAAGCTAAGTGAAAGTTAGGATTACCAGAACCTGGATAAACATATATATTACGGGGACTCCAAGATGCTGCTTTAAATGATGCCCCAACGCCTCTACATTTTAACATCTTACCGTGTTTACCTCTACGTTTACATTGTTCAACATAGTGGTGAAATAGGTAATCTCCTAACCAAGGTTTAGCAAATTTACGAACACGTTCCCCTTGTGATTTAGTACCATCAGATTGTGTACCCGCTTGTTCTACTAACCAAATTGGTGAATAGTTCCAATAGAAATATAACTCTCCAGGAATCCATTCACCGTCTGATTCTCTAACTAAACCGTGTTTCCATCTGTATAATTCTTGTTTCCAAAACATTCCATATTCAGACTTAGGATTTGGATTAGGTGTAAGATGTGTATATTTACCGTGTTTTTCAAAGAACAAAGCTTTCTCTCTAAAGAAATCCATATCCTCTAATATATGAGGATTAGTTAAATCAACTTCTATTCTACCATCTTCATAATCTTTAGACTTAGGTTTATTTTTTGCATAACCTCTAATATCTTCTGTATTAATTAAATTTTTAATAAAAGTAATTGAACTTATAATATCTATTAATTCTAACCATACTTCCCTTGGAAGTTTATTTTTAACTTCTTCAGTTAGTACAGTTTGGGATTTATTCATTTTATAAAGAGATTTTATTTCATCCATTCTTCAGAATTTAATACAACAGCTTCAGTACTGAGTATAACTTTAGCAACTGATATTGCATTTTCTAATGCACATCTAGTTACTTTTAATGGATCTATAATATTTTGTTCAAACATTGAATTTGACAAAAAATTTAAATATCCATTATTTCTTATGGTTTCATATGGTGATAATAAAGAAATATATATTAAATCTTTAACTTCTGGTATTGAATTACTTAATATATTACTTGTAATTCTTTTATCATCATTAATATAATGTGTTTTATATCCTGCAGAATTATGTATATTTGATAATGCACGACCACCACCTTCAACAATTCCTTCTTCTAATGCACAAGCCACAGCTTTAACCGCATCATCATATCTATCAAATCGTTCTTTCATTTCTAGTTCTGATTTACCACCAACTTTAATAATAGATATTTTACCTTTAAGATATTCTATTCTTTGTTTAAGTAAATCTTTATCGTATTCAGCTAATTCTATATTCTTAGACAATTCAATTAAATTTTCTAATTTATCAGAAACATCGATAGATTCATCTTTAACTAATATACTATTGTTTTTAGATATTTTACAAGATTGTAATTTACCAAGAACATTTGTATTACAAGATTTAGATATATCTGTAATTAATGTACTTCCAGTAAAGTCACATAAGTCTTGTAATAAGTCTTTACGGTGTTTAGAGAAGCCTGGTGACTTAATAACACATATAGGTAATGATTGTGATAGAACTAAAGTTTCAAGCTTTCTAAGAGCTTGTTCGTGAATATCTTCAACAATTATTAATAATGAATTATTAGGTTGTTGAGTTAATTCTAGTATAGATCTAAAGTTTTCTAGTTTTTCTAACTTACCATCAATAATTAGAGTATTAACATTTGTAAATTCACACGTACCTTTATTTTGATTAGTAATAAAATGTTTAGAGAAGTAACTTACTGGAAGTGACATTCCTGGTAATGTATCTAATATATCTTCCATGTTAGAACTTTCTTCAATTTTAACTATATCAGAATGATTATAAGCTTGTTGAATAAGTTCACCAATCTGTAAATCGTTATTAGCAGATATGCTAGCAACGTGTTTAATATCCTCATGTTTTAATTCTCGTGAATTAAGTTTTAGTTGTTCAATTACTTTAGGTATAATTTCATCAAAAGCTTTATTAATATCTATAGATTTAAAATCTTTTAGATTATTAACAAATGCTGTAGCTAATACTATCGATGTTGTTGTACCATCCCCAGCTTCATCTGCTGTTTTTTTAGCAACTTGTTTAATTAAATTTGCACCAATATTTTTTAATGGATCTTTAAATGTGATTTGCTCAGCAACAGATACTCCATCTTTAGTTATAATATATTCTCCATATTTATTTTTATTAGGTATAATAACTGTAGCACCATTTGGTCCCATAGTAGCAGAAACCGCTTTATTTAAATCATTAATACCTTCTATAATCTTATCTCTTGCTTCTTTTCCAAAATGTAATTCTTCCATTATAAATATCTAAAATTAAAATTTTTTGTATGTTTACAAGCCCAAGTAAAAAACCCATATATTTTATTAATACTTAACGCAGCTTCTTTAGCTGTTTCAAATATTTCACCTGTAATAATATTAATTACTTTTTTAGAATTAGGATTATTTGATAAAAAGAATTTACCTTCTTTAGCTTTTCTCATTTTTTCTTTACTTTCATTAGAAACAAATTTATTTCTATGAAAATTACCTATTTTTTCTCTAGTTTCTTTTGAAGGACTACATCCTTTCGAACCATCACCACCATTTGTTAAATTAGCTAGTGTACCAGTTTTTAAATTAATTCTACCATATTGCTCTATTAATAATACTTCTAATTCACAAGCATCTTCCCAAGATAGATTATCTGCTAATATTTCTACTTGATAAATTGTTTTATTTACAATATCATTCCATATTTTATTTCTTTTAGCTGTATCTTTAGAATAAGCTCTTTTTAAATCACCCATCCCAATATAAAATATTTTATTAGTATCTAATCTTCTATGTCTATAAACAACCTTATTATTTTCTTTTCTCATTATTCAAATTTCAAACCACCTTCGTAAATACCCATAGCCTGTTGACCTTTCATTCTACCTTCAGTTTCTATTTTCTCTTTAATTAATTCTTTTTCAGCAGCTTTCAAATCTTGCATTACAACTTTAATTTTACTAATACCACCTACAATAGTTGTTAATGTAGTTACTGGTTTATTTCTATCATCACGTTCTTCTAATAGCTCTTTAGTCTTAGTTAGATACTCTGATATATCATTTGCAGCTAATAAAGCATTCTTATATAATTTACCAATTACAGTTAAACTTCTTTCTTCATAGAAATTAATAGCATCTTGCATTATAGAATCTATTTTCCAATTATCAGGAAGTTGTAAATCTTTTATAATTTCTTCAGTTCTAAATTTAATATCTATGATTAAGTAATCGGATTTAATATCTGTGTAGTAATATATAAATAACATTTCTTTTAATGCTAAATCTTTATTACGACTTTTATCTCGTTTAAGTATTTTCTTAAAAGGTTCTAAACCCCATATCTGATCTTCTACAGTTAGAACACCATCTTTCAATAAGAATCCATTCATATTTTTAATTTTGTTTTATACCTAGAAAACCCGACTAGATTTCTCAGGTCGGGTTATAGTTTAATTATTTACTTTTAACTTCTTCTTTAACAACTTCTTTAACTTGTACAGGTTCGTTTAATAAATTTTTTATACTTATAAAAGCTGTAAGAACTGTTGCAGAATCTTCTGTTTTAAAAATACTTTTACCAATTGCAATATTTAATGCTTGTTCAATAATTGTTAATGCTTGTTCTTTTTCCATATTTAATTTAATTTTTAAATGAGAATTTATTTCCTAAAATTTCTAATCTTTGTCCTAAAATTTGTAAATACTCATTCATTAATCTTGATTGAGTGTAAAGTAAATCTTTATTTTGTCTATCTAAATTAACAAAATTCTGTGTACGCATAAAATCATTTAACGCATTTGTTTTAATTGCTAATTCTTGTGCTTCAATTAGAAGTCTGTCATAAAATGAATTTTCCATAATTATTCGTTTGTTTGTAAATCTTTAGAGTTTATAAATCTAGTTTTAATTAATCTATCTTCAATGATTGCAAATATTTTACCATCGTATTCAATAGGATCTAATTCAATTGTTGTAAATTCTTCGTGTGAGTTATTAGGATTAACTTTTTTACTTGTCATCTTATCTAAACTAAGTCTAACTTTATCACCTACTTCAACACTTATTACATTTGAACCTTTAGCAATAATATATTGAAACTGACTCATTGCATTATCAGATAAATCTAATCCATCTAGTGCATTCTCTGTGTTTAAAGTAATTATTACTTTATTAAACATTGGTTGTTCTAACCATTCTTTACTAATCTCTAAAGCATCATATGCTGTTACGTTCTCTTTCATCTCTTTCTTCTTTACTTTTTTGTAATCTATATTTATGTTTATCTACTATTTCTCCTGATGTATATACTTTTCCTAAGTATTTAAAAAAGAAGTTTGTTTTACAATTATCTATTTCTTCACCTGTCATTGTATCTAATGACATTTTTCTAATCTCCTCATACATGAATCTAAACTGTGATTCAACTATTTCTCTTACTTCACAATCTCTAAGATTATTATTTAAACCTATTGTATGAATAATATCATTTACTTTCTTTTCTTGAATTTTATCCAATTCCTAATTGTTTTAAAAGTTTTATAAGTTCAGATTTATTTTTAATATATCCTTTAAATAATATTTCTTCTGTCCAATTACCTGTTATTTTATTAGAAATATCATATTCTTTTTGATTATATATTACTAATTTTTTATCTTCTTGTATATATAAAATATAAGTATTTTTTTCGAAACCTTTGATAAATTCAGCTTCTTCTTTTAAGACATCAATTACATTAGAGGATATAAATCCTAAACTTTCAATACCTTCTTTATCTAAATATTTAACTCTAATTTCATCACCTCTATTTTCATACATTGCAAGAATATTAGTTGGGTCTTCACCTAACCAAATTTCATCTTTATCTACAAATTGAAAAGTTTCTTTTATCCAATTTTCTTTAGTATATGCAAATGATTCCCAAATTTCATATTCAAAACCTTGATGAAATTCTTCTATTATTGGGTTGTAATATTTATCCATCTATAATTTTAAAATTAATATTAATAGTAAATGTTTTATTCTTTTTATCCATTTTAGGAATATATACAGATGATATTTCATTATTAATTATAACATTAGCTTTTCTAAGTTGACTATATATATTTTCTAAACCTTGTGCTGTAATACCTAATTCATTTGTAATTAGAATTTTAGTATCATAATCAAATACTGTTTTCCATAGAATTTTATTATTAGTAATCTCTTTAGAAAATTGATAATGATAATATAATAATAAAGCTACTACTGTATAATGTTGTTTCTGAAGTTTATGAAAAGGTTTTAAAAACTCAATATATCTAAAGAAGAAATTTTTAATCTTTACATTTATAGTTGCGTTTTTAACATTATCCATCTTAAACTAATTTAAATTTATAATAACTTGTCAACTGTTTCCAATCTTCCTCACTTAAACCATAATTTAAATATGATTTTAATGAATGTTCTTTTGCTTCTTCTAAAGTTTTAAATAATAAAGCTATATTTTCTACATTAGACCATTCTGTACTATATGTCCAAAACTCCATAATTAATATTTAGGTTTAATTTTTTGTTCTTTATTATATTCAAATATATCTTTATATTCAGTTACTTCATTTACTGAATTACATCTTTGACATATTTCATTACCATCATCATCTACTTCATATTGATTAGGTACAACTAATGTACCACAATGTTTACAAGCAAAGACTGGTTCTTGGTCATAATCTTTATTACTATTCATAATTTCATTTCTTTTATCTTTTATATTCTGTACCCATTCAGTATCATAGAATGGAAATACATGCATCTTATTGACATACTCAACATACTTATACATTAAGTTAAGATGTCGGAGTAGTTCTCTTTTCATATCTAGTTTTAATGTTTAAAAGGATTAACCATCCTTCTGTTTCTTTACTTACATTTACAGTATAACTAAACCTCGGATATTTACCTGTAAATAAATCCATTTTAGTTTGAAATGTATCTAATTGATCTAATGCCTTTTTTAAATCTTTTTCAAAAATTGTATATTCTTTATCCATTTATTCAATTTTATTATCTATTTTATATAATTCCCAATCTACTTTTGACATAAAATCTGGAAACCTTTCTAAGTTACAAGATTTAGTAGTATAAACTCTTCCAGGATAATCACAACCACATTTAATACAATGACCAGTTTTAGCGCAATCATCTTTACACTTTAACATTCTATATGCTATTTGTTGTTTAATATGATCTGGTTGAATATTCTTTGTAAACAATCTAGTATTACCTTCTATAAAGTTATAAATATTAGATAGTGTTATTTCTTTACTCATTATATTTCTTTTTAAATTCTTCTTTAATAGCTTTGTTAAATTGTTCATTCCAATTATCCATTGCTTCTTGACTTCCAAAATATACGTGAAATTTAAATTCTCTATCTTTTACAGGTTTATTTTCATATACTTCTTTTACTATTTTTTCAATCTTTTCTCTTGTAATACAACCATATTCAGAATGTTCTTTAATCTTTTCCACTTTCTAATCTAGCTAGTATTAAACTTTTCTCCATTGAATCTAAATCTCTACCAATTAACTCTGATACAATAGAATCAATATTATCTTCTGTAACAGGTTCTGGTAATGTTTTAAGATAATCAGATAATTCATTAATCTGTCTTAACTTAGTATAAAATGTTTTAACTTGTTTCTTAGTATTAAGTTTATCTAAAACATTTTTCTTTCTCATTCCGTTTTTTGTAAATGTTTGCATTATTTATTTTTATTTTGTTTAAAATTTTTTGGATATATCTGAGCATATAATTTTTTCATTTCTTTTGTTAGTTTAGGTATATAATAAGGTTTTTCTACTGTACCTATATTAACTTGTTCTATTCCATTTATAAAAATAATTTCTTCCATTATAATCTTTCAAATTTTAAATATTTAGGATTTTCTTTACCCCATCTAGTTCTATATTCTTCTAATTCATTATCTGTTTTAGATGGAAATATATTTCTCCAATATTCTAAATACTTTGGATTATGATTTAATTGTAAATCTGTATTAATTTGTTTTTCTGTATTCATAAACATTTTATCTTTTGTTGATTTTCTCCAAAAATCTCTTTCAATATTAATTTCTTCTTCAGTTCTTAAATTTATTAGTTCTCCATTTTTAAATATCACAGATTTAATATGTTCATTTAATTTACTATTCTTTTGAATATTTAATTCATTATCTAAATTATCGTTTGCTATATCAATCATTAGAAAGTTGTGTTTAAAGTTTTAATATCTATTATTGTATCTCCAGCTTTATTGAATAATATATGTGATTTAACATATCCAGTCTTATTACGAACAAATATTTGTACTGTAGGTATATTACCATCTCCTAGAAACATCCCCACATTCACATCATTAAGACGGTTTCCTCTCCATTTCTTAGTATAGTAATTATACATATTAAAAATATCTTTTTGATTAGCTATAATATGTTGTTCTATTTCGTTATATTTATTTTGTATATTTATTAACATCTTTATCTTTTTTAATTAATTTGTTATATTCTTCTAAGGTATATATTTTAATTCCTTTTTCTGTAAAATCCCATATTTCTAATCTATAAGATTCTTTAGATTTACCATTCCATTCATCATTATAATATTGTGTAGTGTCTTCCTCCATTATAATTCGTTATATCTATTTACTAAGAAGTTAGTGAAATCATTACTTTTAAATACTCCATTTAAATCAATATACATTTTAATATCTATTGAAGTATTATCTGGTAATGTTACTCTACATTTTTCATATGTTATTAGCTTTGACCAATCTTCAAATCCAATAGGTTGTTGATCGTTATATATAACTTCTATATCGAAGTCACAACATTGTTCTAATTTATTTTGTTTAAAACCTGTCATTTAATCTTTAATTTTAAATTCTATGCAAAGATAAACAATTTAAATGACAATTCCTAATAAAAAGTGAAAAACTTTTAATTTATTTTGAATATTTTTGTAAATAGTTAATAGCATTGGTTAATAAATTAATATCGTCTTCAAATTTACCTATTGAACCATTACATCTAAAACATAATAAACCTCTTACTTCACCTGTAGTATGACAGTGATCTACACACAAAGGACCTGTCATATCATCTTGGTGCATTTTACATATTTCACAACTATAATTTTGAAACTCTAACATTCTTTCAAATTGATTTATATCTATACCATAATTTGATTTTAACATATAATCCTTTTGTAAACGTTGTTTATTGGTATTGTAATAATCAGTACATTCTTTACATCTTCCTAAATAACCAGTTATAGATGTCTCACTTATAGAAAATGCTGTATTTGGTTTTATTGTTTTACAAGTTCTACATCTTAGCTTATTTTTACCATATTTATCTCGATTACGTTCACAATTTAATTTATTAAGTTTTTCTCTATTATTGTAATAGTGATTATTAACTAATTTCTTTTCGCAATTTTTACAATAATTTCTATAACCTGTTTTAGTACCTTTAGCTTTATAAAATTCTGAAATATTTTTTATTTCATTATATTTATTACATTGTATTTCCATATTATTCATAATCTTTATTATAAAGCAAAGATACAAAATATTTATGAAACCACCAAATATTTTAACACTTATTTTCAATAAAATATTAAAATAAATTATTTAAGTAATAATTAGACATAAAAAAAGACCTAATGTCTATTAAACATAGGTCTCTGGATATAATTAGTAACTAAATACTACTATTTAAATAATTATTTAACAATTAAACACAAAAGGGTTTCCCCAGAATTTACTTTCTGAGAAATACCTTGGTTTATATAGTTTGTTGAAGTCGTCATACCCTTAAAACCCGTTATCTATTCACATATCTCCTTTTGCCCTCGATTGTATATCTAAAATATACTGTGAAATAGCAACAACCACCTATATAAGTTGCGTAATTATTTTATTGAAGTACAAAGATAAGCAATTTAATTGTAAATTCCTAATAAAAAGTGATTTATTTTACATAAATTGTTACTCACCTATAGCGTTTACATTATTTTTTATTTATAAATTTATCTATTTCTTTAAATAACCAGCCTGCTAAATAAGCTTGAGGTTCATCATTTTTAATATCTAATTTAATACCTCTATCTTCAAATATGTAATTAACTAGATGAGTTACTTCGTGTGCTATAATAGAACCTTCACTATATTCAAATGATATAATATATTCACTATGTTTATTAGGAATCCTCATTGTAATTGCACCATAATCTGATAAATCAATAGTTTTATACTTTTTAGTTATATATGATAAATCTTTATCTAAGATTATGGTTAATTTACATTGATAAATTGGAATATTAATAGTTGTTTTTCTCATAAATTTATTATTTATACAAATATACGGAATTAAATTGACAATTCCAAATTTTTTTGGAAAATTTTTTAAAAGTTTTATTGATTGAATGCGTAAACTAACCTAAACTTCATCCCCCACTCTTTTCAAATTTTGGGAGGTACTCCGTACTTCTTTTGTCTAACTTGGATTGTTAAAGTCGTGACTCGACAGCAATCCGTAATACATATTATACGATGAGCACAAAATTCAAACCAGTTCTTAACGAAACTACAGGTAAAACAGACTTTAATTTCCCTGCTGAATTAGTATCAATCTCTGATAAAGAGATGACTAACAGTAATGGAACTAAATATGTATTAGGTAATGTGAACTTCACATATCCTAATGGTACACCAGCTAAAGCTGTTACTACACAGATATTTGCTAAATCATTAGCACACGGTATCAAAGTAGGTTCTACATTACTATCTACATTATCTCGTGATGATGAGGGTAAAATGTGGATTAGAACATCTCACTTACCAGCAGGTAACAACATCGATACAGACGCATTTGGGTCTATGTTTGATGATGTAGTTGTTGCAGAGCCAGTTGCTGCTGAAGCATAATCTATAACCCCTTCGGGGGTTATTTTTTAACCCTATAATAACTTATTATGTGTGATAATTAATAACCAATAGGTAAATGATTATCTGAACCTTTGAAACCGACTAATCTACACTGAAGTAGTGAGAAAGTAAATCATATAATAAGTTATAATAGGTTAATGTTGTCAATTAAGTTTTAGTTAATTATAATGAGAGTGTTGGAGAATGAAATCTTACACTATAATTGCTAAAACTTTAATTGATGATTAATATTAAAGAGAATATGATTAGGATTAAAACTTTAATGTTATTATAAATTATTATAATCTTAGTAATAAGAAAGTAAACTTTGCGTGAAATATTTCACAATAGAAGTTTTGAAGGATAAACTCTGAATCCTTTATTATAATAGTTTATTTTATTGTAACTTGTTGATAGTGAGGTGTTTGTTAGACTCACACCACCTATATTCACTCTTAAACTACAACTCCAGTTACACAACTATATTTATAGTTATAGCTTTTACATCAACATTATAACCAATTAAATTGAGTTATTCTATATATATTTACACACAATTTATTACAAATTTAAACTAATATTAACTAATTAATTACAATTATTATGGATTTTACAATTAGAATATACAAAGATACTTGTAATAACATAGTTTTATCAAGTTTAAATTCTATTACAATATCAAATATTACCATTATAAGTAAACCTTCAAAATTTGAAGAAATATGTTTACATAAAGGTAATCAAAAGAAATTTGGTTATTCAATATCATTATCTAAACCATTTAATAAAATATCTGGAAGTCATTCAACTCCAACATTAACATTTAAAGGTGAATATATTGATATAATTATTAAAAACTTTCCAAGATATCCATCATTTGGTCAAGAATATTCAGCAGCAAGAAATTGTTTAACTGGATATGGTTATATTAATTATTTAAACAAAGGATTTCCACATCAATTATTATATAGAAATATACAAATTATTAACTAACTAAATAACAAAATTATGAAACAATTTCTTATCAATCTATTAGGTATATTATATATACTTATATTTTTTATTATGTGTATAACAGCAATAGCTTGTTTATTCTGTTTTACATACGTTAACTTTCCAAATTGGTTATTATTATCAATACCATTAGTTATAATATGTTTTGCTGCATTACCACCATTAGGTAAATATCTTGAAGATAATAAATTTATGAAAGAAATATAACAACACTTTAGTCAGTCAATTACAGATAATGCTGGATTGACTGATTATATTAAAACTTAAACAATATGAGTATTGTAGATAAACTTAGAGGTTATGTTGGTGTTAGAAAATGGTTAGACAAACAAAAATATCAATATAATAAAGAAAAAGATTTAAACATATTATTTTTAGAATTTGCTAAAAATATGAATTAGTTAAAAGATTTTTCAAAAGAAAATAGTAAAAACTATAAAGGTAATAATAAACCATTTATATATAATGGTTGGTTAATATCTTGTAATTTTCAAGAATTTAAACAATGGTTTAAAAATAAACAAAACTAAAACATACAAACTATGAACAATTATTTAAAAAGAACTATAATATTATTCTGTATTTATATTTGTATTTATACATTAATAGATTATTATTATTTCACACAACCTATACAATGGACTTTTAATTTATTGTTAGCAATTGTATTTTCATTAATAGTTTCAAAACTAATAACTAAATAAATTATGAAAAACTTTGACAATATTATTACCAATATATCCTTATGGTTATATGGTAAACGACAACCAATGTGGACGTTTCAATAACTAAATAAAAACAATAATTTAAAACTAAATAAAATGCTAACATTACAAGGTCACAAAGTAGAATATCCATTATCTTTTGCAATAGCAAAAAATGGTAAAAGTAAATTAGGTTATAGTAAAGGTGGTTATCCTTTAAATAAGAATGGTGTACCATTGAATCAAAACGGTACAAATGCATTAAAAAGAAATTAAATAATTAAACTCTCATCCAATTTGCAGATATATAAAGAGATAAGCATTCATATTAATATGAAAACTGCTCATTGAGGTAGCTTTATATAGTTTAAATACATCAAGGTGCAACCTTGTGAGAGTTTAATAATATAAACTATTATAATAAAAATGTTCGATACGGTTAAGCAACAACCCGATTATAATAGTTTAATAATATAAATCACTTGCTAAAAGATAAACAATAATATAAATACGAATCAACGTATGGTGTTAGCTCTAAGAAGAGTAGTTAAAATATCAAAAACTATATTATAAACTGTACTAGCAGTTGTGTTTAATATGTAAAGATATATTACTGAGTATTGAGATAATATCAACAACAAAAAAGGTATATTCCACTAGATATGGACAAGTGATTTTTTTAAAATATAAAACCATTATAACAAGTATAAATAGCGTAAGAATTATAAATACATTAATATATTATAATGGTTTTAAAAATAAATAACTAACTAAATAATATTATGATAAGAAATAAAATAGAAAGATATATTCTTTCACAAGAACATTCTAAACATCCAAACAGAATATTTAGTTTAACAATATTATGTGTATTTATTATAATTACATTAATGTTATTCTATATTAAATATTCACAATAAAATAAATTAATAATCTTAAAAACAAATGATATGAATCAGTTTAAAAGAGTACAAGTAATAATATTATCAACAAGTAATATAGTAAATTCTTTAAAAGGTTATGAAGATACATCATTATTATTTAAATATCAAAAAGAATATAAAACTATTGATGCTGAAAAACCTTATGTATGTAATTATCATCTATATATTATTTCAGATGATGAAATAAAAGGAGACAGTTACGTCTATAGTCCATTTACTAACACTATTATACAGTTAGCTATAGATATTAAATTTATCCCTAAAGATTGGATAAAAAATAATGGTTATAAAAAAGTAATAGCTACAACAGATAGTTCATTAAAAATATTTGGTGGTAAAGGTGATATTTGTGATTTATATTATAATTTACCTCAACCATCTCAACAATTCATTAAAAAATATATTGAATCTTATAATAAAAGTGAAGTTATTACTGATGTATTAGTTGAATATGAAAATATCCAAACAACTAAAAAAGAAGATTATCAATATCGAAATGGATCTTCTAATTTAAATTATGAAGATAAATTAAAAATTAATCCTAAAGACAATACTATTACAATTAAGAAATTAAAAGATAGTTGGAATAGAGAAGAAGTTCATAATCTTATGATGCAAGCTTGGATATTTGGTCAAGCAGATAAATCATTAGATTATACAATAAGAGAAAAGTGGATTGAAAAAAATCTATAAAACAGAATAAACACTGACATAGACAAAAGTCTTTGAAGAAGTGCAACATATAATAAGTCTTAGTTTGTTGCAAAACTAACCACTGGAATTAATAATTAGTTCTAGTGGTTTTTATAATAAAAGGTTTGGCTTGTTATACCTTAAACAATGAGAACTTGGGCTCGAATGGAATTGACCGATTATTATAGATTATATAATTCAGCCAGAGAGATAACTGTAAACTAAGGTGAATATTTTTAAACGGCAAAGATCAAGTATCAGCAAATATGCAAGTAGTTCATAACATTTTAAATAACGATGTTATTTTAGGTGGAACAATTGAAGCTAAAACAGAAATGTTAATAGCTGCATAAGTTTAAAACGATTTGGTAAATTAGAATTCGCGTTATGCGCTAATCCCAAATCAACTGTATATCTAACAATATAAAAAAAGAACTAGTCCACATTTAGTAGTTTTTAAGGGACATTAAAGATTAAATTCTATAATAAGCTGTATAAAATTATATAATTGAAGTAAGCGACACCAGGGTTCGAATCCCTGCGAGTCCACTAAACAGTCCGTGTAAACTGTTAAAATAACATTTAGTGCAAATGTCTAGCACCCTATCCGTGTGGATAACAATTATAAGCAATAAATTATTATTAATATTAACAATGATGTATAACGAGTAATTAACGTATTTATCACATAAGTAGTGAGCTCATAAACTGTCAGGTATAGATAAGTCTAAAACTATAATTTATTATATGTAATGCGGAGCACCTGCTTTATGACTTGATAATTAATATACCATTGATTAATAATAATTTACATAAGTATAAAACTTATAATTGGGGAAATGTAGATTGACAACCTACAGTGTTATTTTATAAAAATTAAACAATACATAAAGCTTACTGATTACTCGTTTCGATACAGTTTGTAATTATAGCTAGATAAAATACCAATAATAGAGACTAAACTCTGTACTGTTTTTTAACAAATTAAACAAATAAATAAAAATAAATTAAAAACAAACTAAAATTAAAAATTATGAACACAGAAAAATTTACAACAGTTACTTACACATTAGAAAATGGTACAAAAATTGTACAACCTATTAACAAACAAGCTTTTGTTAATGAAAAAGGTCGTAAAAGAACAGAAGCAGAATTTCATAAATTATTTCAAGATACCGCTTGGGATAAAAGAGCTGTCTCATATACAATTGATTCTGAAACAAATGAATCAGTTATAGTTGAGAAAGAAATTCATTTCACTAAAAATGCAAAAAAAGTAGCTAAAAGAGATTATAATGATTTCAAACAATCTAATTCATTAGGTTTCAAACATTCTTTAAAAACTTTTCAAAAACAATTTGTTGATGCTTTAACAAGTAACAAAAGACTTAGATTTAATATTGGTAATATAATTTTACAATAAATCTATTCAATTAAATCACCTAATCCTTAAAATGGCTAGGAATTAGTTAACAATATTAGGAAGTAAGTCAAGAAGCTATTAGTAGTGAAATTGTAAATCTTTAAATATATTATATTAACAAAATTTGTAAGAGTTAATTATTATTTAAAATATTAAAATTATTTACTGCTAGTACGCTTATTAGACGAAGACACTAAATATTACAATTTTAATACAATAAATAACTAATTTTCGCCACTTACTTAGGTGATTTAATTAAACTAAAACTAACAAATTATGACAACAACAACATTAGGATACAATATCCCAAGTTCATTTAAAATGATACAAAGTATCAATAATAAATCACCAAAAATGTTACAAGTACATCAAGATGAATTTAATAGACTTACTAAATTAAAAAATCTATCAAAACCTTGTAAAGATTATTTACAAATGATATATGTTAAATATATTTGTAATAAAAAAGAAATTAAACCAATTATTATGGTAAAACAACCACGACATATTGGTATGAAAATGTTAACTAACTTAAATTAATAATTATGAAAACAATCACAATTAATATCACTCACGATGAAGTGTTTGAAGATATGGTTAAAGATTTTGAAAATGATGTAAATTCAAAATTTGCAGAAGTTACTATTACTAACGATAATGTTGTTATGAATATAACAGGAACTTTAGAAGAATTGGATAGTGAATAAAACAATGTGTCGCTTACAGTTTCCTAATGGTTTAATAGTTTATACTCATTTATGGAATGGAATAGATTTAAATAACAGTTTAAAAAATAACTAAAAATAACAAAAAATGAAAAAAATATTCTTATTTATCGCAATAATGTCAATGACTCTGACTTTTGCACAAACAAGTAAAACTGAAATTGATCACATTATTAAAGAACAAAGTGATGGAATTTCAGGTCAAAAACCTTTTAAAGAAGGAATTACAACTGTTTATAAAGATGGTACTGCTGTTATAAAAACAGTTTATAATGATGCTAAATCTTTATCACCAAAAATAGAAAAAGCTCTTAAATCATTAGCTACTGAGCTTAAAACAACTACAAATGCTTTATGGGATATATTAGTTAAACAACAATTAGTTTGGTCTATATGTTTTTTAATATTAACAATATCTGCATTATTTAATTGGTATCTATTTTATAAACGTAATTTAAATATTAAATTAACAGAACAAGATTTTGTTAAAGGTGAAAAAGATATAATTGGAAAAATTCTAAATAAAGATTATAATAAATATAAAGATGGTGATATACAAGAAATTGATGGACCTGTCGGTAAAGAAGATATATTAATACCCATTGTTAATTCAAATAATAATTGGTTTAAATATTTACATTTAATTATTTGTATAGGATTATCTGGATTAAGTGTTTATCATTTTAGTGATATGTTAACTGGATTTATAAATCCTGAATTTGGTGCATTAAAAACTATTGCTGAAATTGCAATTAAATTAAAATAAAACTTAAAATGTAATTAATTATGGAAATAAATAATTTATTAAATAAATGTAAAGAATTTTTTGAAAATATTCATATTAAAAAAACTAATTTTGAACAAGATTTAATGGAATTATTAGATGAAGAAATTATTACATTTGAAGAATATAAAGAAATAACTAAAAATAAAGAATTATGGAAACATTTATTACAATACTAATATTATTAGTAATTATGATTATCTGTTATTATATTAATAGATTTATTGTAAAATCTGTTAATAAAACAGAATATGGTTGGAATGAAGTTAGAATTAATTTATTAATGAGTATATTTATTCCATTTTCAGTTGGATATTGGATATTATATATAATAAATATTATACCTTCATTACCAGAAGAACCACCTAAATGGTTGTAATAACCATTATTGGTCCTATCGTCTAGTGGTTAGGACAGTTGGTTTTCGACCACCTAACGAGAGTTCGATTCTCTCTAGGACTACAAACTAGATTTCATAATTTTAGTTTTTAGTTAGTTTGTAAATTGAGTGAAAGTATGTAACTGCGAAATCAGATATGTATTAGTAGCTCAATTTATTTTAAATAACAAACTATATTATGAATAATAAAATAACAAATAATAACTAATTAATAAAAATTATGGAATATATTAAAAAAGAAGATTTAAAAGATGGTAATATTTTTGTAGCACAATTATCACATAATCATTTTATGAATAAAATGGGAACAGGATATTCTTTACATTTAAAAACAGATAACACAATCAAAGTTAAAGTTTTATATAAAGGAGGTGGTTTTTCTTATGATAATATAAGATTAGCAACACCAGAAGAAAAACATTGGTTAGAAGAATGTATTAAATTAGATAAATTTATAACACTTGAAGAAACTATGAAAAGTTTTATTCCTGAATATGTTGAATGTATTAAACAACTTATCGGAAGTATTTATAAATTAGGAATGATTTATAAAGTTAATGATAATGGATTTATTAAAAACGATAGTTACAGTTTTGCTCATTATAATTATAATCAAGATAGATTCAAACCATCAACAAAAGAAGCTTATGATGCTCAATTTGTTGTTAAAGAACCTGAATTTGTATTACCTTATGCGTGGTATGTTATAGTTGATAAAGAAAATTTAGATATATTATCTAATTGGATTTTTCCAAATGGTTTTAAATTAACTATTGGAGGAATTGCAGGAGTTTGTAATTATGGTGGAAAAATAGGTAATAAAGGTCATAATTTAACAAAAATTATTAAAGGATATAGATATGATTTTGGTGTTGAAATAACTTTTGAACAATTTAAAAAATATGTTTTAAAAGAAGAAACTCCTGTTCAAGATTTTATGAAATTACACGATGAAATAGTTATGAAAAATTATCCTCCAGGACCAAGACGAAGTGCTCTTATGGATATTAATATAATTGATAAAGAAATTATCAAACCATTACCACAATTTAAAATAATTGAAACAATTGAAACTATTACTAAAGTTGAGAACAATGAAGGTAATCAATTCTTTATTGGTGATACTGTAAAATCATTATATAGTGATCAAAAAGGTACAATAACTAAATTTAGATATTCAGCTGATAAATCCAATATAATTGCAATTACAACATTTCAATCTAATAATAGTATTGGTATTGATAAAATTGAACATTATATTGAACCTAAAGTTGAAATTGAACCAGAATTTATTTTACCAGAAAAATGGTGTATTAAAAGAGATTCTGAAAATGATAAAATAGTAACTGATTATATCAATAAAATAGCTTCGATGCCACATAGTTATTTACCTAGAAACTTATATAATCCTTATTTACACAATAATACTAATGGATGCTGTAGTTATCATAGTATACGTGAAGATTACACAGAAATAACATTTGATCAATTTAAGAAATATATCTTAAAAGAAGAAGTTAAAGAAGAAACTTTATTAGAAAAAGCTAAAAGATTATATCCTATTGGTACTAAATTTAAATCCGCAACAACTTGTAAATTATTTACCGTTAAAGATCATAATGAATTACATAGTAATTTAGGAAAAAATATTTGTTTTAATACAATTGAACAAAATGAAGCTGGTAATTATTATGGTTGTATACATTCAGTACAAGGTGACTGGGCTGAAATCGTAGAATAATGGCTATATATGTAAATATTAAACGACAAAGATATTTAAAAGATTTCTTAACTTTATTATATTCTCATTTTAATGAAAATGGATATATAACTTGTATTGCATCATTTAAAGATGAATTATGTACAATTAAACAATGTCAAGCTGATAAATATCGCTCAATTGATGAAATATTAGAAATTGTAAATACATATTATCCCAGTATAACTTTTAAAAAATTAGCTAAAGTATTATATTCACTTAATATTGTAAAAAATAATAAAAATTATTACTTTTATTCTTTATATTGTAGTAAAGTAGATAAAACAACTACATTATTTACAAATTTTAAAGGATCAAATGATTGTATTAGAAAAGGTACTTCTAAATATTCAGCAAAAGAATTTTATGAATTATCAAAACTTTAAAAATATTAATAAATAAATAATAAATTATGAAAACAGATCAAACAAAAGTATTTTTTAGATACTCAGAAAATGGAACAATTACAGCAATTGCTAAAAATGTTCAAACAAATGAAGAAGTTGCAACTAGAGAAGTTAAACTTCGTCACGGTGATACACCAAATAAAGTTGTTGGTAGAAAATATGCTTTTAAAAAGCTAATGGATCACAGTTTAGTTAATAATTTATTACCAAAACCTGAGATTGGTGCATTATGGAAACTATTTGGTTCTACTTGTAAACAACCTAATCATAAATTAGCTTATTAATGAAAAATAGTATTTTAATATTCTTATTAGGTGTATTTGTAACAATTTCAATTGCTGCAACAACTACATCATTAATGACAATTAAACCTGCTGTTCCTAAATCAGTAATTGTAAAAACATTTTATATACCTACTAAAGCGGAACTTTTTATTAAACAAAAAATAAAAGAAGGTTATATTTATAAATCTGCATATGCTGAAAATAGTTATTGGTTAGTAGTAATGGAAAAATATTAATTTAATCCCATATAGTTTTAAAATATGACTCATTTTAAAACAATTATATGGATAAAAAATTAAATATTTATGATTTAGAAACTTATCCAAATTTCTTTCTAGCAGTATTTAAATGTATTGTTACAGGTGATTATCATTACTTTGAAATAAGTGATAGAAAAAGTGATCAAATCAATTTAAAAAAATTTCTCAATGAGCAAGTTAAAGGTTTAATAGGTTTCAATAATCTTAATTTTGATTATCCAGTATTACATAATACTATATTAAAATCAAATAAACTTTTAACTGCTCAAGAAATTTATAAAGAAGTTGAAATTATTATTAATAACAAAAATTCTGCAATCTGGGATAATCAAATTAAGATACCTCAATTAGATTTATATAAAATTAATCATTATGATAATCTAGCTCGATCAACTTCGCTTAAATGGCTTGAATTTGCTATGAGATTACCTAATGTTGAAGATTTACCATATAAACCTGGTACAATTTTAACATTTGATCAAATGGATGAAATTATTACATATTGTAAAAACGATATAGATGCTACTGAAAGTTTTTATAATCTAAATATAGATAATATTACATTTAGGAAAAATATGTCTAAAGAATTACAACATAATGTAATGAATTATTCTGATGTTAAAATTGGTGAATATATAAATCAAATAACTTATGAAAAAATATCAGGAAGAAAATATGAAGAATTTAAAAATTTAAGAACTAAACGTGACTTATTTTATATTAAAGATTTAATACCTGATTATGTATCGTTTAAAACTGAATATTTACAAAAATTTTTAATTGAAATATCTGATAAAACATTTAATTTAATTGAATCTAAAGAAAAATCATTTCATAGAATATTAAATTTTGCAGATATTGTAATTAAATTTGCAAAAGGTGGTGTTCATTCAGAAGATGAACCGTTATTATTAACTAAAAATGATGATGAAATTATTCAAGAAAAAGATGTTGGATCAATGTATCCAGGATCTATTATTGAAGGTAAATTTTATCCTGAACATTTAGGGGAAAAATGGTATTTAGGTATAAAACATTTATTTGATGAAAGAAATTTTAATATTAAACCTGCATTAAAAAAAGAAGTATATAAATCACCAGAATATAATTTTTTAGATTCTAAACAAAATGCTTATAAATTAGGAATGAATGGTGGTGGATATGGTAAAACTGGTTCAAATTTCAGTTGGCAATATGATCCTATGGTTATTATGAAAACTACATTTAAAGGTCAATTATCATTATTAATGTTAGTTGAAAATTTATATTTAGCTGGAGTACAAATAGTTAGTATGAATACAGATGGTGTAGTTATTAAATATAATAAATCATTATCAGAAATAGTATTAAAAATACATACTAATTGGGAAAAAACTACTAGATATATATTAGAAGATACTAATTATGAAAAAATAATATTTAGAGATGTAAATAATTACATTGCTTATATTATTGATAATAAAGGTAATCATTTAAAATATAAAATGAAAGGTTGTTTTGAAATCGATAGGGATTATCATAAAAATCATTCTAAAAGAATTATACCAATTGCATTAGCTAATTATTTTATTAATAATATTTCAGTTGAAGATACTATTTATAATCATTTAAATAATACTAAATATTCTTTTGCAAAAAACTATGGTATTTACGATTTTTGTCTAGGTGCTAAAATGAAAGGTAAGAATGAATTAGTTCAACGTTATTGGAAAGGGTATGATTTAATTGAAGAACCTTTATCTAAAATGAATAGATATTATGTATCTAATATTGGTGTTGAATTAATTAAGAAATTACCACCTCTTGAAAAACATTTTCTAACTGAAACCGATAAATATAAATTAAAAGTTGATGAAAATCAAATGAATATATTTGATATTATTGAAGATGTTAAAATTGATGCTGAAGATAGAGATGAAAATTTAGAAGCTGGTTACAAATGTACATTATTTAATAAATACAAAGAATATAATTATGATTTAAATTATGATTATTATATTAAAGAATGTTATAATATTATTGATAAACTTAAATAATTATGAAATATAAAATTAAAAAATTAAAAGCTGTTGATAATCCTACTCACGGTAATTTTGGATATGGTGATTTAGAAGACCATTATGAAGGTATTTTTACTAAAAAACCAATTATTGGTGAAAGATTTAATTTATTACCAATTCATCCAGATAAACATCATCTTGGTGGAATATCAACATCATTAGTAACTAAAATTATTGACGAAAATACATTTGAAACTTTAAATTCAGTTTATAGAATTGATAAAATAATTGAAAAATGAAAAAATTAAAAAATTTATTTAGTTATGAAACTTATTGTATTTTTAATTTAAAGAATAGTATAAGTATTTGTTTAATTCCAAATATTGAAATTAGTAGAGATAATTACAACAGTTTTTATATTTATGAATTATTTATATCTTGGTTGTGTTTTGGTATTAAATTTAAATATACTTGGTATAAAAATAATTAATTATGAGTAAAATTCTAGAATATATAGTAATGATTGATTTAATTATAGAGGTTTATAAAGTTTCAAATCCTATAATAATTAGTGAATTAATTGAAAAAGAATTTCAAACAGAAGTATCTATTCATCAAATTAGTGATTATTTAGAAATTAATCAAGAAGATTGGGAAATAGAATCAAATAAAATAAAATATTATGAAAACAATTATTAAATTTTTACTAAGAGTAATATTAATACCTTTTTACATAATTGTAATTATTTTAGGTATTATTGAATGTTTTTCAATAGTATTGTCTTTATTTTCAATATTATTTTTATATCAATATTTATTTGATATTGAATATAAATCACCATTTACAGGATCTAAAATTTTATGGAAAAAACTTAATAAATTAAAACAATGAAAAATAAATTATGCCCAAAATGCGTTGGATCTACAAAAGTTATGATTCCTAAAACTAATGGTAAAAAAGGTTTTGAATATGAAGACTGTTCGTTATGTAATGGTACAGGTATAGTTTCTGAAGAAACTGAAGAAGATTATTTACTATCTCTTAATGAAAATTTAATTGATGATTATGATTAGTGAAAGTATATTAGGATTTATAATCTTAGGAGTTTTTATTATATCTATGATTGTAATTAATTTAACTAAAAAGAAATAATATGAAAGCTTTTATATTAGATTTAAATTTTCTAAAAGAACAAAATCTTTCTGTTATAGAATTTGTAACATTATTACAAGTAAGTGGAATTAATATTGATTTAACTTTAGATGATAATATTTTATGTGATTTACAAGAAAAACAATTCATTAAAATGGTTGAATATGAAGGTGAAATTGTTAAAGTTATTCGTGAAAAAAGTAAATTATTATTAGGTTTTCTATCAATAGAAAGTAATTATTCAAATTATAAAGATAAAAAGATTATTAAAAAGTCTGGTCGTGTTATAAATGAAGGATTTGATGAATTTATAGAAGAATATAGAAATCTATGGAAAAATCTTAAAGTAGGTTCTATGGGGTCTCCAAATGCTTGTAAAGAGAAAATGGAAAGATGGATGAAAGAAAATCCTAATTATTCTAAAGAAGATATTCTTAAAGCTGCTAAAATCTATATTAATTCTTTAAATAATTATCAATATCTTCAAGCTGCTCATTATTTTATTTATAAAAAAGATGGTAAAGAAGAAAATTCTAGATTATCTGCTTTTATTGAAGAAAAAGAAGTTGATAATACTGATTGGACTACAAAACTATCATAAATTATGAAAAATGAAATAAATAATGAATTAAACTTTTTAACAAGTGAAAGTTTTCTTTTAGTAAATGGTTTTATTAAAACAAATGGCCAATTTGGAGAATATTTTCTTCACGAAAAATATGAACTTTTTAGATGTTGGTTTTATAATGAAAAATTACAAATTGGTAAAAAAGATTCTGAAAAAGATATTTGTGTTTGGATTACAACTATTGATAATAAAAAAGATTTTGTAGATTTATTTAGAATATTAACTAAACAAAAACTTAATAAATTAAGTGAAAGTTATAGTGAAGAAGAAGTTATGAATATTCTAAAAGAAAGAGATTTACATAATTGTATTAATATGGGAGGAAATAATACTTGGATTGATAGACCTGAATGGTTTGAACAATATAAAAAAAAGTATGATAACCTTTGAAGAGTTTGAAAAAACCTGTTATTATACACAATATAATATTGTATTACCTTTAGTTAACAGAATGAGAATTAATAAATTAGAATTTATGACTAAAGGTAAATTAGATAATGATAAAATAAGAAATAAATTAATGGAAGTGTATGAAAAAAAATTTAAAAAATAATGAAAAATGTTTGAAAAATTAGAAAAAAATTGGAAAAATAAAATTGAAAAACACAATGCTTGTGATATAAAAGTAAATATTGTACAGTCAAATATTTTAAAAAACTTTTGTATTAAAAATAATTACGTATATAATTATCTTTTACAATTTCAAAATAAATTTACTTATAGCGTTGCTAAAAATAAAGAATTATTAATTCAATTTGAAAATGAAAGATGATTTACGTAAAAGAATCAGACGTTCCTAAAACTAAAACTCGTAAAAATTTTATTAAAAAGTTTTTAACAGGTAAAAGAGTTCCTTCTTATGAAGATCTAGAATTTACTAAAGTTCAATGTAATGGTAAAGGTGAAAATATTGATGGTGCTAGTCGTAGTATTACAGAATTACACGAATTAACTAAATCTAGATTTCCAGCTACATCAATGAAAGCAATGGTTAAAATTTTATTTGAATTAATTGAAGAAGACCAATCAGTAATATTAGTTTGGTGTGATAAAATTCAAAAAGTAGTTGTAAAATATGTCCCAAATACTTCTGCAGAATGGATTTCTAAATATAGTATGAAAAATCATTATACTAAAAAAGGTGTAGATGGTTATAGTTTAGCTGATTATAATGAAATTAAAGAAAGTTTATAATGGAAACTGAGTTTGTTCCTTATGAAATTACATTAGCTTTAAAAGAATTAGGATTTGACAAACCTTGTTTAGGGTTTTATCTTTTTGAAGACACAGATCATTTAATGATTAATGGTGAAGATGATATGTATTATAATCCTTCTTCAATAAATCTTACACTAGCACCACTTTACCAACAAGCATTTAGATGGTTTAGAAAAAAGTATAAATTAGAAATGATTAGAATATCACCCCTTGATGTTATCACTTATTATATAGCTAGTAATAACATTCCCATTGAACAAAATGGCAAGATATTTTTCATTACAGGAGATTATTTAGAAAAAGCAGAACTTGAATGTCTTAAAAAATTAATAGAAATAGTAAAAAATAAACAAAAATGAAAGAATTGATTTGTATAAATCCAAAAAATTATAAACTTACAGAAGGTAATAATTATACAGTTGTTATTGACGAAGGTGAAACTGTTATGATTGTTAATGACAGTAATAAAACTGTCAGATATTATAAAGACTTGTTTCAAGAAATTGAAGAAGAAGTTATTCCTGAACCAGAACCAGTTATTGTTAGAACTGAACAAGATTTAATTAATAGTATTGCTAGTGATGGTCTAAATACTACATATATTGATTTTAATGAACAAATTGTTGTAATTAGTAATGTATTATCTGTTACAAATAATGAAAATAGTTTTAGTTGTGGTATTAAAAAAATAGTTAATATTGGAGACCAATTAGAAGAAATTTATGAAAAAATTACAGAAACAGAAGAAACTTTTGAAGAAGATTTACCTTTATTAACAAAAGCTTTAATTAAATATCATTTTAAAAATTTTATTAAAATTAAAGCAAATGGTAATTACAATGCTGCAATTTATTTAATGTCTTGTAATATTAATAATGATGGTTTAATAGAAGAAACTGTTACTATTTTAAATGAAATATCAGATTTTAATACTATAGAAGAAATGAATCCTAATAGTGGTAATTTAATTAAACTATGGGGATTTTATAAATCTAATTTAGATAATTGATGAAAATATATGTAAAAGATATTGTTAGAGAACCTAAAGATAGTTTATATACGTTTTTATTTAAAGTTTTAAATTTTGGTAATAATGGTTTTGCAAAAGGTATTGTAACTACTACTTATAAAGACCCTGAATATACTAAAATACAATGTTCTAAAAATAAATATAGAAGTTTTGATGAAATTGTATTAATAAGTAAAACATATTTTAAAGTTTCTGATAAAGCTGTTGCTAAAGTTATAAAAAATCTTTTAGATAATTATCATAGTTCTTGTTTAGTTTTATGTGATAGTGCTAATAAATGGGTATTTTATTATGGTTTAAATAGAAGTGGAGTTATTGAATATTGTACTAATTATAATCAATCATATAAGAAAACTGATCAAACAGGTGTAGGTGATTATTCATTTGATGATATTATAACTTTAATGGGACTAACAAAAGAAGATGTTAAAATAAATAATTAATAATCTTAAAAAATTATTAAAAATTATAAAAATGTTTAAAACTTAAAGATTATTAGTAAAAAATACTAATAAATTAATGAGTGAAGAAAAAAAATCTCTATTTAGTAGAGTATATGAAAACATTGTAAATAAAAGAGAAAGAATTCTAAGTGGTAAAGTAAACTGTATTCCTTGGGGATTACCAAGATTTGAAGATAATTCTCCAGGTATTGAACAAGGTAAATATTATCAAATTACAGCACAATCTAAAGCAGCTAAGACTCAGCTTACAGATTGGTTATTTGTATTTAATACAATTAAACAAGTAGTTGATGATAATCTTGATATAAGATTAAAAATATTTTATTTTACCCTAGAACTTTCAAAAGAAGAAAAGATGTTAGCTTGCTTTGCAAATATACTTTATATAAAAGAAGGTTTAAGAATTGCTCCAACAGATTTAAAATCTACACACGCTAAAAAAGTATTAAGTCAAGAAGTTTTAGAAATTATATCTAAATATCAAAAATATTTTGATAAAATTGAAGAAATTGTAGAATTTGTAGATGATATTAGACACGCTACTGGAATTTATGATTTAGTTCGTAAATATGCTTTAGCTAATGGAACCGTTTATTATAGAGATATTGTAATTAAAGGTGAAGTAACTAAAGTTGAAGATAGATATGAACCTAATGACCCTGAAGAATATGTTATGGTTATTATTGACCATATTGGATTAATAAGTCCTCAGAAATTAAATGGAACACAATTATCTTTACACGAAAGTATATCTTTATTATCTTCAGATTATTTAATTAAACTTAGAAATAGATTTAATTATATACCTGTTGTAGTTATTCAACAAGCTATTGCTGGTGAAAATATTGAACATAAAAAAGCAGGAGCTTTAAGACCTTCAGTAGCTAATCTTGGAGATAATAAATTAATTGCAAGAGACTGTAATATAATGATTGGTATTTTCAATCCTTTTAAACACGAAATACCTGAATATTTAGGTTATGATATTACTAAATTTAAAGACAATATAAGATTTGTTGAAATTATAATATCTCGTGATGGAGGAGCAGGAACTATTTGTCCATTATATTTTGATGGAGCTGTCAATTATTTTCGTGAACTTCCTTTACCAACTGATCCAAAAATTAAAGAAGTTTATGAATTTATGAAAAATATTAAAAAATAATGAAAAATGAAAGAAGATTATGGTTGGAGATATTCTAGTCCTGTAAAATGGAGTTATACAATAAATAATAAAGAAAAATTGTTTGAAAATACAAGTTGTTATAGTTCTATGACTAGTACTAATAGTTTAATAACTTTATATAATTTAGATTGTAAAAAAACTATAAAATATAAAATGTTTTATCTGCAATATGTTTCAGATATGTATGATTTAAATGCTGAAATAACAGAACAATATTTTAAATTTAAAAGTCAAGGAAATAAACATAAAAATATGTTAATTTGTGCAACTATTAGATTGTTATGGGAACAATTAGGTTGTATAACACCAACTATTCAAATGCACGATGTATTTTTTGAAAAATTACAAAATGGTAAATCTAAATATAAAAATAAATTAAAACGTTTTTGTGATTTTTATTCTCAAATTAAATTAAATGAAAAAGATAATTATTTTCACGATGGACATTCTTGGAAACCTTTTGAAACATTAATTAAATCTACTTTAGATTTTAAAAATTATAAAGGAAATTCAGTTAATAATTTTTTCACAACTTAATTATTAAATTATGAGAAATTATGGATGTTATATTTATCATTTACAAGATAATAAATTAATACAAAATGAAAATACAGCTTGTTGGGCAGATTTAAATAGAGAAAAATTTATAGATATAAAATATAATAATATTATATTAGATACCAAAACTAAAGATTATATTTATATTGATAGATATATTGAACCTGAAATTACAGATAAACAACGTAAAAGAATTATATATTTAATTAATAAAATTACAGAATGTAAATTTGTAACTATTAAAAAAGTAAAATATATTCAATATAAATTATTATCAAATCATTATTCAAATTTATTATTACTTAATTTTATTAGAATATTATGGTATTCAAATTGTAGTTTTAATAATGAACAATTTTTTATAGATATTTGTAAACCTAAACCAAGAAATTTAGATTATCTTGAATTTATAATGATTTGTGTTAGAAATAATGTTTCAACAGAGAGTGCAGCTAGTTGGAATTATGGAAACCATAGTTTTGTTTATAAAAATATAATTCCAAAAAATAAAGAAATGTTGTTAAAATATACTGGAAATAGTATGCAAACATTTTTACAATGTAAAATAGAAGATATAAAATAAAAATATCTAAAAATAATTAAAAATATCTAAAAATAATTTATATCTTTGTTAATAATTAACAAATAAATAAATTAAATATGATAGAACTACCAACAAATAAGGTAGCAATTACACAAGTAAATCCAGATAAATTAATATTATTTTCATCCCCAAAAGCAGGTAAAACTACAGCTTTATCGATGTTAGAAAATAATTTAATATTAGATTTAGAAGACGGCGCAGGATACGTAAATGCTTTAAAAATTAATGTAAGAGATATTGCTAGAAAAGAAGATATTAAACCTATCGTAGCTTTAAAACAAGTTATTAATAAGATTAAAGAAGCAAATGCTGCAAATAAAGGTTATATTTATAAATATATCACAATAGATACTATTTCTGCATTAGAGAATGACTATGCTCCAGATTTAGCTCTTAAAATGCATTTAGCTACACCAATTGGTAGAAACTTTCAAGGAGATGATATATTAACATTACCTAATGGTCAAGGTTGGGGTATTTTAAGAAATGCAATATTATTAATTGTACAAGAATTAGAAGAATTATGTGAAACATTAATTATTTCAGCTCACACAAAAGATAAAATTGTTGAATTTTCAGGAAAGGAATTAGTACAAAGAATGATTGATTTAGCAGGTAAAACACCTTCTATATTATGTTCACATTCTGATGCAATTGGTTATGTATATCGTAAAGATAATAAAACAATTGTAAACTTTCAAACTGCAGAATCATTATCTGTTGGTGCTAGACCAGAACATCTTAAAAATCAAGAAATTGTATTATTAGAATCTGATGAAAATGGTAAATTTACATCACATTGGGATAAGATTTTTATAGAGTAATATTAAAATAGAACAGACTGATTCAGTTGCAAATGATAAGTATCGAAGCCAGTGAATTACAGATAGAATTAATTGATTTGGGTAAATCTATTCGTAGGACTAAATAAGAATTCTATTGGCGTGGAGGTCATCTAAATCGTTAGTTAGCAAGTCAAATTAATGGAAGGGTACTTGTGGTATAAACCCCTTATTTTTAAAATAAATATATAAGCCAATAAATAAAATAAATAAAGAGAATATGAGTACATTTAATCTAAATGAAAAAGTAGCAGGGAGTGCAGTATTTAATAACGGTGTAGCTGGAAAAGCTGTAGGAGTTAATATTACTGTCGAGAAAAGAAAGATTGATGAACCAGATAGTTATCCAGATTATAAAGTTATAGTATCTGATGAATCAGGTGGTATACCAATTAATCAAGGGTTTTACATTAATTCAGAAGATGATGATAAACGTCAGCAAATGACATATCAACGTGTTAAATCTATTGCAGATGCGGTAGTTCCTGAAGATTTTGTATATCCTGAAGTAACTGGATATACTGATGCAATGAATACATTGTTTAAAGTTATTAAAGAAAATTCAGATGGTAAAAAAGTTGATGTGTTTGTAACTTATGGATATACAGCTAAACCATCTAAATACTTAGGTTTAAGAATGTTTAATTTCATTCAAAAACAAGGTGCTAGCTTTGATAGATTGAAACCAAGCAATACAGATATTTTAGAACGTCCTGAAGCAGATGCTCCAAAAGCAGATGGTCAAGGTGCAGAAGCTAAAGCTCCTGCTAGTATTTGGTAATAATAAATTAGAGATTTAATCTCTGGTGGTTGAGTAGCTCAGTGGGTAGAGCTTTGGTTGTACAGTCAAGTAGGTGATGGGTTCGATTCCCATCTCAACCTCAATATTAACTAAAATTAAAAAATTATGAAAAAATTATTAATAAATTGTAGATTTACTCATTATCCTAAAGGAATTTCTAACTTAAAAGAAAACTATGCTTTAATTATTGAAATTAATACTGAGGATAATATTGAAAATAAAATATATTTAAAATTAAAAGAAATAAATTATAACTTAATAGATATAACTGATTTAAAATCTTTTACAGCTCAAATAATGTAAAATTATGAAAGAAATATTTGAAAAACTAATTGCTAAAGCTAAGGAAATAGAAAATAAATGTAAAAAAATACCAATAGAAACATTACCTAATAATTATATGGATGAATATTATTTTCAAGGTAAATTTTATAATTTAATAGAAGATTAGTTATGATAAAATATATTAAAAAATTAATTAAAAAACAAAGACTTTTAAAAAGATATAAAAAAGATAATAAACAATGGATTGATTTTATACATTTACTTAAAAATTGGAATTGGGATAAAGAAACAGAACATTTTTTTAGACACGAATTTTTATGTGAATTAAGATGTTATAATCGTTTAAAAAAATTATAAATGTTTAATTTAAATAAAGAAAAACAATTAATATCTAAATCTGAGATTTTAAAATATTTTAATGAATTAGAAATATTTCAACATTATATAGATGATGAAGTAATGTTAGGTAAACTAATATTATCACCTCTTAGAAAAGAAAATAATCCATCATTTGGATTCTTTATTGGAGAAGGTAATGAAATATGCTTTAAAGATTTTAAATTTGGTTCAGGAGATTTTATACAGTTTTTAAGATTAAGAGATGGTTTAACATACTTTGAAGCTTTAAGTAAAGTTGCAAATGATTTTAATCTTCAAGATGATTATATTTGTAAAATATATCCTAAAAGTGGTGATAATACACCTAAAGTTAGAATTATTAAAGATGATATGTTATCTAAATATACAGGTTATTATTTAGGTAAGAAAGCTAGAGAATGGCAATCACACGATGTATTATTCTGGAGACAATTTGGTATTGGTAAAGAAACACTAGAATTTTTTAATGTACAACCAATAAGTTATATATTTATTGGAGATAAATGTTTTCCTGCTGATAAATATGCATATTGTTTTATAGAAATGAAAGATGGTATTGAAACATATAAAATTTATCAACCTTTTAGTGAACAATATAAATGGATTAACAATCATAATAATTCTGTATGGCAAGGTTGGACACAATTACCTCAATCTGGAGATAGTTTAATTATCACCAAATCTTTGAAAGACGTGATGTCTTTATATGAAGTTGCTAAATTACCAGCAATTGCAATGCAATCTGAAAATGTATTACCAAAAAGACATATATTTAAACAATTAGAATCTAGATTTGCAGATATTACATTATTATATGATAATGATTTTGATAAAGATCCTAATTGGGGAAGAATATTTGCAGATAAGTTTGCTAAAGAATATGGATTAGTAGATTGTTTTATTAAAACAAAATACGAATCTAAAGATTTTTCAGATTTAGTGAAAAATTATGGTAAAGAAAGAGCTGAACATATATTATTATATGAAACAATAATGCCATTTTAAAAATATAAAAAATTATGAAAAATATAGAATTAACAGAAGAACATAAATCTAAATTATTACAAATGTGTTTTAAATTATTTAAAAAAGAAATGCACGGATTAACTATTCAAGATAATGGATTTTTAAATTATTCAGATACATCTAAAACTGTAGATTATGATGATAGAATACATTGGTTTGAATTTTGTATGACGTATTTAGTAAATGCTCTAGCTTGGGAAACTATTACAACTGACATTTTAGCAGATTGTGAATATGAAGATAGTAGATTAAAATATTTATTAGAATTAGCTAAAGACAGACCTTCACCAGGACAGTATCACCCAATAGATTATTTATATGAAGAATTTAAAAAGTTATGAAAAAAATTAATAAAAGATCTGCAGGTTATAAAACAAAATCTGAATTAAAAAAAGAACGTAAAGAACTTAAAAGAAAATTAAAAATGGAAAAAAGGTTTCTAATAGGAATATATGATGATTATAGAAAAGATGGTTGTTTAAATAGTATGTTAAATAAAATAAATTGTAAATTGATAGGAAGTTATTCTACAGAACCAATTTATACTATGTACAATATAGAAAAAGATGATTGTTGTGTTATTGAAACTAATGGAATTACTTCTATTAAAATGGAAGTTTGGGAAGTAGATGAACCAAATTTAGATAAAATAGAAAGAAGCTATAGTTATTATCCAGATTTTGAAGAATATCCACAAGATTATAAAAAAGAAACTATATTATCTCCTTTTGGTAAAATTATAATATATTTTACAAATATTAAACAACTTCAAGAAAATATTATAACTAATGGTGATTGGATTGAACATTTAAATTATAAAAAAGCAATTGGTAATAAAAAAGAAAATGTACTATGAAAAAATACTTAGTAGCTGTTTACGGAAGTTTACGTAAGAAACAATCTAATTATGAATATTATTTATCAAATTCTATATATAAAGGAACATTTTCAACAGAACCAGAATATACTTTACATTCATTAACTTATTATCCAGGTTTAAAACTGAATGGTAATACTTCTGTTATAATGGAAGTTTATGAAGTAGATGAAAATACATTAGAAACTTTAAATAGATTAGAAGGTTATCGTCCTGAAGAAAAATCAACTTTTTATGATAGAATTGAAATTAATACTCCTTGGGGTAAAGCTTTTACATATATTTATGTAAGCGAATTATCAAAAGATTCTATTGTAGAATCTGGTGATTGGACAAAATATAGAACTGAAGAAAAATCGTGGTCAAGTGTCACAAATAATTAAAAATAATGAATAATATAAAAAAAATAGCCATAGTTGGACATTTTACGGGAGAAAATAGTTTTGGAATTTCTAAACCATATCTATTCTTTTGGCAACGATTTGGAGAAGTTTCTTTAATTTCACCATTTGAAAAACACGTAAGAGATGTAGATTTATTAGTAATGCCAGGTGGTCAAGATGTAGATCCTTATCGATATTTATCATCTGAAGATGATACTCATATTTATACAGGTTCTCCTTGTATGCAAAAAGAAAGATTTGATAGATTTCTATTACCTAAATATATAGATGCTAATATTCCAATATTTGCTACTTGTAGAGGTATGCAATCAATGTATGTAGTATTTGGTGGTAAACTTAATCAACATATGTATCACGAAACAAATCCTTCTAATGATGGTGGAAAATTAGTACACGGTATTAATTTTGAAAATCAACATATAATTCCAGGATTTGCAGAAGTTACACAACATAAAGCTGGTGAATATAAAATTAATAGTCGTCATCATCAAACTGTAAATGAAGATACAAAACCAGAAATTGTAACTATTCTTGCTAGACATACTACAGATAGTGAAATTGAATTTGCAACTACATATCCATTTTATCCTTGTCATATGACACAACACCACGTAGAGGACACATCAGATCCTGCTACAGTATTTTTAATAAAACACTTATTAACTTTAAATGATGAATAATGTGGTATTTAGTACAAAAATATGATTTATATGATAGATCTTATTATTTAGTAGAACAATTTATTACTAAAAATATTGATAAATATAAAAATAATAAAAGTTATAAAATTAAAGAAATTCAAGTTAAATGAAAAAATATAAATTATTTAGACCTCTGATTTTATCACGTCACCCATCACACTTTATTTTAAGAGCTAAGAATCAAACATTACCATTATTACCATTTAGATCTGTAATAAGACTTGGTTCGTCAACAGAATCTGATGGTAGATTGGAAATTAATACAGTAGAAGCAGTTAAAAATTCTGCTTCTAAATTGTTAATGAAACAAAAATTTACTAACACTGGTGTTAAAACTGCTAAATGGTTTATACCTACAATAATGAGTGGTCAACAACGATTTGAAGACGTTTTAGATGGTTCTCATTGTACATTAGATATCTTACCCTTTCCTTTAGTGGTTAAATCTCATTTTGGTTCAAGAGGTATTGGCAATACTAAATTTAATACTAAAGAAGAATTGGAAGCTTGGTTACCAAATAAAAATCTTAGTAGTTATATATTTGAAGAGTTTGTTAAAATGACTAGAGAATATAGATTACATATAACTAAATTTGGTTGTTTCTATACTTGTAGAAAATTAGTTAAAAGTGATGCACCTGAAGATACTTGGCAAAAACACGACGATGTTTGTAATTGGATATTAGAAGAAAACCCATCATTTAAAAAACCTAAAAATTGGGATGCTATTGTTGCAGATTGTATTAAAGCAAAAGATGCTTTAGGATTAGATATTTGTGCATTTGATGTAGGTGTTCAAGGTGCTAAAGATGGAGTTGAAAGAGAAAATCCTGAATGGGTTATATTTGAAAGCTGTTCGGCACCATCATTTGGTGATATTACAGGTAAAAAATATATAGAAATTTTACCAAAATTATTAATAGATAAATATAATAATAAATGAATCCAGAATTAATAAAAAGAATAAAAAAGTATGATTTATGTGAAACTACTGATAAAAGTACAATTAAAATATTTTTAAATACTTGTATATCAGCTATTTTATATAATGAAATTGAAGGTGGTACTATGTTTGAAAAAGTAGAAGTTATTTATAATTATTTACATAATGACGTTATTAGAGAACCAGAAGTAAAACAATCTTTAAATATTGTAATTGCAGATGATACTTCATCTTTAGATTATGTATCATATTTAAAAGAAAAATATGAAATTATTGTTCATAAAATAAAGGATGTTAAAAATCCAAAAGATATTGATTTAGTATTATTTACAGGTGGGGAAGATGTTAATCCTGCACATTATGGTGAAAATGTTGGTAAATATACTCATATTAGTGAAATTAGAGACCAAAAAGAAATGGATACTTTCTATAAATTTAGAGGAATTTCTTTTCTACTTGGAATATGCCGAGGAAGTCAACTATTGACAGTTTTAAGTGGTGGTAAATTAATACAACACGTAGAAAGTCATTGTAGAGACCATTCAATGATTGTAAGAAGTAGTTTAAAATATAATATTACTTCTTCTCATCATCAAATGTTATATCCATTTAATTTAAATGAAAAAGATTATGAATTGATTGCTTATTCTGAATATTTTCAAAGTAATACATATCTTAATGGAGATAATAAAGAAATTGAATTACCAAAAAATTTTTTAGAACCTGAAATTATTCATTATAAAAACACAAATTCTTTATGTATTCAAGGACATCCTGAATGGAATCATTGTGAAAAAAGAACTTCAACAATGTGTTTAAATTTAATTGATAAATATTTACAAGAATTTAAAAAATCAAATATTTCAAACAATCTTTCATCAAATCCTTATAAATCAATATATTCTTGGAATATAGATGATCTACATAGTGATGAAAAAGAAGAATATTATGAAGAAGAATATCAAGATTATCACGAAGAAGAAGAGGAAACTAAAGAAGATTATTTTAAACAATTAGAAAAAGAAAATTTACCAATTTAATAAAAAATTATAAAAAAATATGAAAATTAAAAATATAACTTTAGGTACAGATCCAGAATTATTTTTACAAAAAGATAATAAAATTATTTCAGCAATTGGTAAAATAGGAGGCTCTAAATCGGAGCCTCAAGCTATTTCTGAAAATGGTCACTTTATTCAAGAAGATAATGTTGCAATTGAATATAATATTCCACCTTGTAAAACTGTTGAAAATTGGATATATCATAATAATTTTGTAAAAGATTATTTAGAAGTTTTAGTTTCTGGAATGGGATGTACTTTAGCAATTCAACCATCTGCTACATTAAATGAATCTGAGTTAGATAACGATATTGCGCGTCTTGCAGGTTGTGAACCAGATTTTGATGTATGGAATGAATGTATTAATGAACCTGCTGATTTAAGTTTAACTAGTATGCGAAGTGCTGGTGGACATATTTCTATAGGTTGGGATAATCCTACACAAGAACAACAACTTGATATGGTTAAAGCAATGGATGCTACAGTTGGTTTAGAATCTGTTTTATTAGATTTTGATACAGAACGTAAAAAACTTTATGGTAAAGCAGGTTGTTTTAGATTTAGAGAATATGGAATTGAATACAGAAGTTTATCTAATTTCTGGATTAAATCTGATGAATCTTTACAATGGTCTTGGAATACTACAATGAAAGCTATTAATTTAGTTAATTCTAGTAAAATTGAAGAAGTTAAAGAATTAGGTGTTTATATTGTAGAAGCAATTAATACAAATAATAAAGAACTTGCTCAAGAATTATTAAATAAAATTGAAATAATTACTAATATTAAAACAGAAGTTTTAAGTAAATAAAATAATGAAAAATGGTAAAAATAATTCTAATATTAGCATTATTACAATATATATATAACTTTATATTTGGTTACAAATCAAATATACTGAGTTGTGGAATTTTTGGTCAATCTACAAATAGACCTAAAAATCTAGATGTTAATGCTGTTCATATTTTAGGAATATATAACATAGAACGTGGTAAAATGTCTTGTGGATTATCTTGGGATGGTGATGTACAATATGGTCTTGGATTTGATAAATTATATACAGATTTTATAGTAGATAGAGAAATTAAACCTACTAAAACTCCAATTATAATTGGTCATACTAGACAACCTAGTTATGGTATGGCAATTACAGAAGATAATGCTCACCCTTTTGGATTTGGTACAAGTAAAGATGGTGAAAGTTATGAAATGATTTTCTGCCATAATGGAACTTTAAAAAATCATAAAGAATTAGCTAAAAAATATGATATTGATTTATCAGAAAAAATTACAAAAACATCTCACGGCGGTCATTCATATGAAACAACTCGTGATAAAATTGATAGTGAAATATTAGGTGAAATATTATATAAAACTAAAACTTTTCACGTTTTAAGTGAATATATTGGAGCTGCTGCTTTAGCTTGGACTTGGGTTGATGAACCAAATAAATTATATTTATGGTCAGGTGCATCAAAATTAACAAAAGGTTCTACTATTGCTACTGAAATAGAAGAAAGACCTATGAATGTTTATTGTAAAAGTAAAAATAATATGTTTTTTTCATCTTTAAAAGATAGTTTAACTGTTTTAGGAGCATCTAAAAAAGATGATTTGCAAATAGATTATAATACTGTTTATATTATTACAGATGGTGATTTTGCAAAAGCTGAAAAGCATAAAGTTAGTCGGCTGCAAACAGGACAAAGTGATGCAATCGTATATAATAGTAGATTTAGTTATATGGGTAATAAATATTGTGAATGGGAAGATTATGAAGACGTAAGAGAAAAAAAAGCTACAGATCTTCCTGAACCAGTTAGTCATTCAATGACTAATTTACATAATGATGAGCCAATTTATCCTATTGCAAATTATAAAGATAAAGTTTATTCTAAAAGTTTAAGATATTGGGAAAATGGAACTGTTATAGATGGTATATACATATATATTAAAGATTGGGGTTTTAAATTTGCAGGTATTGATGTTTTAACATCAAATGTATATATTAATAATATAAAAGGTTTACCTTTTAATTATACAACTGGAACATTTGATTATAATGTATTAAATAAAGAAGATTTTGTACCATTTAAAAAAGATGTTAATAATATACAATTTCATTATTTTACTAATGGTGTTTTATTAAAAAGTTTAGAAGATTATAATAGAGCTATGGTTTTAAAAAATCAATTAAAAGTACCTGCTAAATATATTAATAATCAAATATTATCTTATATTTCTAAACATCCTATAATTGATATGGATCCTAAACAAAAAATATCTATTGCAATGTTTGAAGGTACTCCTTTTACTGGAAATATAACAGAATTAGGATTTGAAAAAATATATTATTTTAGTAATGGTATATTAACAAAATGGGTTAAAAGAGAAGATTTAATTGCTAAATCTAAAACACCTATTATAATATTACCAGCTACTATAGAAATAGCTAAATTTGACAAAGAATTATTTGATAATTCTTGTGATGCTATTAAAACTTTTGAAAAAAATATTAAAATTGAAGATGTAGCTAAAGAAATAGAAGATGAATCATTTATTAAAGAATTAATTATGGAATCTTTTGAAAGACATTCTGAAGAATTATCTGAAACAATTATTGAACTTTCTGATTGGAAAGATAACGAAATTGTTAAAAATGCATTAAATACATTAAATTTAATAAGTCATACATTAAAAGACTTTGTTGAAACAAAACCTAATACAAAATAAAAATGAGTGCTGAAAAAAAAGTTATAACTATAAAAGGGGAAGAAGTTCCTATTTCTCAATGTAGAAAATTTAATAAAGTTTATTATAAATTAGGAGATATAAATATTCAAAATTCTGGAGATTGTTACTTAATTAATGGTAAATGCTATAGAGAAGAAACAGGTGTTATTGTATATAATTATAGTGAAAAACAATATATTGTTTTTGATAGTTCTATAATAATTAAAGGAGTTGTTGATATAATAGAAAATGAATTAGTTGTAGGTCATTTTAATAATATAGGAAAATATTCAACAATTATAGATAAAAATAATAATCATTTTTATTTATTTAATCCAGAAATATTTAAAAATAATTTAGAATATAGAGAACAATTATCTACTGGAAATTTTTATCATATATCAAAACTTCCTTCTTATAAATTTAATACTTTATTACTTCCAAATAAAGATTATAAATATAGTTTACCATATGACTCAAAGGGAATTATTGAAAATAATCTAAAAAATTATAATGAAAATTATAATCCTGAAATTTCAAAAAGTATTAGAAATTATGCTCCATTATTAGAAAATTTATCATTTGGTTTAGAATTTGAAACAACTAAAGGGTTTATTCCAAATAGAATTCTTGATAAATATGGATTAATTCCATTAAGAGATGGTTCTATATCAGGTATTGAATATGTAACTGTTCCTATGGAAGGTGAAAAAGGTTTACAATGTACTTCTGATATACTTAAAGTATTAAAAGAAAGAACTGAATATGATGATAATACTTGTTCATTGCATTTACATTTAGGTAATATTCCAAGAACAAAAGAATTTATATTAGCATTTTTTAAAGTTGGTATGAAAATTCAAGATGAAATGTTTGAAATGTTTCCTTTATATAAAAAATATAATTATCATATTAAAAATAAAAATTATTCTGCACCATTACCAACTTTTGGGATTTTATCAAAATTAGATCCTATTATTAGTTCTGATAATATTGATAATAATTTTGGAGTATTATATAATTATTTATCAATGGGTCAAGATTTTAAATCTATTGGAAATAATCTTGAAAATGTCGTAGGTCATCCAGCAGACCCACAAGGTAATCAAAAATGGAATATTAGACCACGTTATTTATTATTTAATATAATTCCATTATTATTTGGTAATAAACAAACTATAGAATTTAGAATTCATACTCCTACATATGATATAAATAAAATATTACCTTTTATATTTATGAATAGTTTGTTGGTTAATTTTACAATAAAAAATCAAGAAAGAATATTAAGAAATAAATCTTTTTTAAATAATTATGATTTATTTGGTATTTTATCTTCTCAAATTGATAATTATGATATTTCAAATATAAATCATTTTAGAAATTTAATATATGATTATATTAATAAAAGAAAAAATCATTGTGAAAGACAAATTTTAAAAGGTAATATTTTAGGTACTGAATCTGAAATACCTGCTTCAACTAATATTAATTGGTTAAATAATCAAGTGATTAGAAAAAATCCTTATTTAGATCCATTTATTGAACAATATGTAGATAATATAAAATCTCCTAGAGTTTATAAACCAAAACCTAAAAAATCTTCAACAATATCTAATAATGCTTCTACATTTAATGAAGAAATGCTTAAACAATTAAGACAAAGTATATCAGATAATATATCTTTTTCTGCACCTATTTATTATGATAGTGCAGATGCATCTATTTCAACTAGTCCTGGAATAATGAGTCAAATAGAAAAAGTACAACCAGTATCAGTAGATGATGCTTTTAAAAAAGAAGTAGATGACCTCCCTTACTAAAAATAAAATTAATTGGAGAAAAGAATTAGGTTTAGATTGGTCAACAGCTTTATCTGATTTATTAGAATCTGATTATTCAGAAAATTTAAATACTTTTATAGAACAAGTTTATTTATCTGGTAAAGAAGTTTATCCAATGAAAAATAGATTATTTGTACCATTTAACAATTGTTCTTTAAAAGATGTAAAAATTGTAGTAATTGATAATAATCCTGTTAAAGATATTAGATCTTCTGGTATAGGTAGAGGTATAAAAGATTCTTCTATATTAACTAAAGATTTACCTTTAGAATTAAGACAATTTAGAGATTGTATTTATGAAACAATATATGGTAATCAATATAGTATAACTAATTTTGATAATAGTCTTAGTGATTATTGTGATAATGATATGTTATTTTTAAATTGTTCAATGTGTATTGAAAAAGATAAAGATTATACAATTATTTGGAAACATTTTATTCGTAATGTAATTCAAGAAATTAATAAAAGAAAAGAAAATATTGTATATTTATTTTTAACAGGTGATAATTTAGATTTACTTAGTTATATTGATGAAAGTAAAAATAAAATTATTACAAATCCATTTTTAACATTAATGGATTATTCAACTATATTTGTACAATTAGATGAATATATAGAAAATAATTATCCAGAATTTAATAGAATTATATGGTAAATAATGAATTAATTTGGGTTCCTTATAACACTCCTGCTTTAAAAAATAGTAAAGTTAAAACTAATAAAGGTATATTTAGCTCTCCTACCGTTAAAAAGTATTTGAGAAAGTTAGGAATTCAAAGTTATTCTTCTGGTAAAAAAACAGTATTAGGATATGTTACAAGACCAAATGAATTTGAAAAACTTCGAGAACAATTTAAAAAAGCATTATTAAATAAAGGATTTCCTGTATTAATATGCTTTCATTTTGTTCGAGATAGTAAAAGATTATTTGATTGGGGAAATGCAACAGAAATTATATTCGATTTGCTTACAGCACACGATATTATTCCTGATGATAATGTATCATTTATATTCCCATCAATTATGACAATTGATGGGATTTTACCAAATGAAGATAACATAAGAGAATTAGAATGGTATTCAATTAATAAGGATCAGGCAGGTGTCTGGATTAAAATAATTTAAAAATGAAAAAAGAACTATTACGAAAAATTAGTGGATTATGTTGTTTTGCATTAAATGACAAAGAATGTATTAAATTACAATCATATTTAATATTAGAGGATTATGCATTTGCTAGAATATATTTAGATAAACTTATCGAAGATATAGAGTGGAAATTATCATTTGATGAAGATGATGAAGTTATTAAAAAACAATTAATAGATAGTAATTCACTAATGGATTTAGTAATAGAGCTAACAATTGTAAATGAAAGAGATAAAGAAAGAGAACAAGTTAGAACAATTACTGAATGATGAAGAAGTTATAGACTTAAAATTATCATATTCACGTATTAGTGACTTTGATAGAAATGGACCAAAAGCCTTAATCCGTCCTTCTAATCCAGAGGGTGACGGGTTAAGATTTGGCTCTTATGTAGATGATTTATTAGTAGATAAAGTTACAAATAATAATTTATGTAAAGATTTATATGTTGTTTATGATGATAATAAACCAACTGCAACATTAGGTACAGTATGTGATATTATTATTGATAATTATGATAAAATACCTGATAAAGATACAGTTTTAAAAATTATAAAACATAATGGATTTTGGAGTAATATTAAAACTGAAGATAAGTTAGTAGCTAATTTTGATAAACCTGAATTTTGGGATTATGTTAAGATTAAACTTGAAACAAAAGATAAAATTGTAGTTACACAAAAAGAATCAGAAGATGCTGAAGAATGTGTAAATTTATTATTAAATCATAAACACACTTATCATTTATTTAATAATAATTTTTATAATTATTATCAGTATAAATTTGAATATGAATATAAAGGTTTTCATTTAAGAGGTATAATTGATAAAATGTCAATTGATCACACAAATAAAATCGTTTATATGGAAGATATTAAAACAGGTTCATCAAAAGCTGATGAATTTACAAAAAGTTTTATTAAATATTGTTATTATTTTCAAGAAGCAGTTTATACAAAATCATTTGATAGTATTTGTAAACAATTAGGATTGGTTGATTATATATTAGCACCATTTAAATTCATATTCGTAGGTAGAGGTGAAAAAGTTCCTCACGTATTTGAAATAAGTGATAAATGGCATAATGCTGCAATTAATGGTTTTACAACAAAAGCAGGTTATAA